ATGCAAAACACAACAACAACACATTTTACCCCGGTAAACCTTCCGGAAGCTCTGCTTGATCTCCACAAACAACTCCTCGCCCACCAAACCCCCGAAGCCGCCTGGGCCATTGTAAAGGAGTTCTTTTTCTGCTTTTCGCCCAGCAGCATACAGTCAGAAATGTGGCAGTTGTTATCCGGGGCGCTCACCAGCAAGCAAATGGCCGTGCTTAAAAAGCCCGTCAGCAGGCATAATCTTATCTTTTTTTACGAGTTCACTCTTATGTTTATTAGTGCCGTAAATCACCTCAACGCATTGGAGCAAGGTAAAAGAGAAATAGATAAATAAAAACATATATATTAGTGGTCAAACCCTAAAACATTTCGTATGCCTAAACACAATGTATTTTTTCAGTTACCGGTACGAGAATTGGGAAAAGTTGATGCAAATTTCTTTTTGTACAAAGACGATGAAAAACTCGGTCAAATCACAATTTCAAAAGGAGGAATGGATTATTATCCCAATAAACGGAAAAAGCCGATTAAAATTTCCTGGTCACAACTGGATGAATTATTAAGAAAGTTTGAATCAGAAAAATAGCTTCATAACAGTTATGATAAAAGAATTTCTGGAAGTTCCCAGACATAAATTACTTACGCTGGCGTGCATTGCGTTCGGCACATTGCCTGCTGCAGCCATTTTTATCTTTTCTTTCTTTCCTTATTTATTCCGGGAATTAGATATTATAAGGTTATTTCTGTTTTTACTGGCACTCACCTTCCCATTAATTTCAATCCTGTTTCTCTGCATACAAAAAATCTCAGGCATTAATCTGGAAAAATTGAACCCGGAACTCAGAAACAGTGTAGATATTAGAATCACACTATTGGCTGCGTTATTGACCACTTTTACTCTCGATATCCTTTCGTTTGCTCATTACATGTGCCCTTTCAATTCAAAAACAGCAATCGTAATTTTATTTGTTGCATCCTGCTTCCTTCTTTTCTTTTCATTAATTCCTGAAAAAAAGGCAAAAGCAAAGGCTGAAGAGCAGGGAGAGAATCCATCATCACAAACTTTGTCCACTTAAACGTTCCGCACTTCCGTTCAATTTTTGTCCTTTTCATTTTTATCTAAAGTTCGCTTTGAAGCCCTATCGTTCAACTATACTTTAGAGCCTGTACTCTTATGTACACTGGGGCTTTAGGGTACATTTTACTTCCTTCACAACTTTGTTCACCTAAGTATCCTGTACAGGCATCTGTTATTTCTTTGGTTTATTTTCCCTTCTTATCAATTTTCAAACCTATAAAAACAAAAACACCATGCCCTCAACATCAGAAACCGGCCACGCAAAAAATGTAGCCAATTTTGAAGATCTCATTGCTTTCTGCAAATCTTACGGTGCCACTTACAATCCTTCCCGGCCCGCATTGCAGATCACCTCGCTGGAGCTGTTACGTGCAGAGGCCAATGCCAAACAGCAGCAGGTAAAAGCAGCCCGCACCGCGTTCGACAACGCCACCAATGCCCGCCGCCAGGCTTTCAAACCCCTGCGTTTTCTTTGCACACGCCTTGTCAATGCCATCGCGGCTTCGGGTGCCGGTCCGTTGGCCGTGGCCGATGCCCGCACCATCAATCGTAAAATACAGGGAGCAAAAGCACCTTCCGGTAAAAACAAGCCCCTTGCAACCGACCCGGCATCTCCCGGTTCCACGCCCAAAACCATCTCCATTTACCAGCAAAGCTTTGATAGTTTGGTCGATCATCTCGCCAAACTGCAGGAGCTTATCGCCCAGCAGAATGGCTATGCACCCAACGAGGCCGATCTCAGTGCAGTGGGCGTCAGCAATTACATTAAACAATTGCACCAGGCCAACTCCGGCGTCATCAGCACCTTCACCAACTGGAGCAATGCCCGTGTCCAGCGCGATGAAACCTTGTACAACCCGCTCAGCGGTCTAGTGCCGGCAGCGCTTTCCGTCAGGCTCTATGTAAAATCCATTTTCGGCGGCGCAAGTCCGCAATACAGGCAGGTAAGCGCCATCCCTTTCCGGTCCATTCCCGGTAAGTAAGGGTGTTTTATATTACAGGGGTCAGCCATTACCGGCTGGCCTTTTTTTATTGGGCAGGTTTTCCGTTCATTCTCCCTTGTCAATACATAGTATTCATAGGTGCGCAGCTGGTACAGGCAGCCACACGCATAGTAATCGTAAGTGCACAAATAGTATGTACAGGTGCGCAGACAGCATAATTAAGTGCACGCATAGTATAGCAAGGTATGTAGGTAGTATATTAAAGTGCATGAATAGCATAAGCAGGCGCACAGATAGTATTATAGTCCGCTCTAATAGTACATCTGGTCGTATGAGTAGTATAGACTAATGCAAGCATAGTATCAGTAAATGCACTGATAGTATAAGCTCGTGCACGCCCAATAATTCCTTATCATTGCACCCTCAACACCTTCCAACATGAAAAAACTGTGTTTCCTCCTCCTGGCCACCCTCTTTTGCGGATCAATATTCGCCCAAACCGAAATAAAGATCGAGGATATTAAAAACCACATCGGCGATTCGGTTAAAATATGCGCCAAAATATACGGCGGGGTATTCCTGGGCCGTACGGATAATAAACCCACCTTCCTAAACGTGGGCGGCGACTACCCCAACGCACCTCTTACCGTGGTAATTTGGCCACCCGTAAGGGCCACCTATGCCGGGCAGGAAAACCCCGAAACCTATTACAAAGGCAAAACGGTATGCATTTACGGCAAACTGGTACTATATAAAGAAAAACCGCAGATTGTGATTGAGGATAAGAAGCAGATTGTGGAATGAGTGGATGTGCGAGTGGGAGAATATGACTAATCGGCAAAACCAAATATGCACTTTTTTGATGGGGTAGAACGAAACTTTTTGTTTCATTCTGGCTCAATTCTCCCCTTCCTGCCATTATTTCAGCCCCTTTGGCTCACTATCAGGCCACTTTGAGTCCATTAACTTGGTGATCTGGGCCTGGATGTCCTCTACAGCTGATGAACTTTTAACCTTCCCCTCTACCAGAGTCCAGTTTGGTCGCCTCTTCTTTAGGTTCTTATTCCTGAGCAGTGGACGATTGCTTTGCAGTATTATCGTTTTATTGCTGATAGAAGCGCTAAATCTCTCAATCCTGGTATCGTACCATATCAGCTCGACAGTAACGCTGTATTGCCACCCATTGTACTTTATAGCAACCTCAAACTTCATATCCAAAAATAATATTCTAAAGGCTTTAAAAATGCTTTTAAACTATATTTGCGACCGGCAAACAACAATAGTGATTTATACCTCGTGGCTTATTCTACTCAGAATAAAGACCGGGGCAGGCTTTAGTGCCAATGCTATTGTTGTTTGCCAAAACCAATAACAGCCCCGGTTCTTTTATATCTTGTAATTCGCTACCAGCATCTCCCATTTCCGCTTCATATAGCCACTTTTAGCCGCAACGCTTACACCTTGTTCAAAACATTGAAAGTGCCAGCCGTTTGCCTTTATATAGCGTTGTAGCAACGGGGATGGATAACTGGAGAGCAGGAACTTTCCTTTGATACTGCAGAGCAGCTTCAAAAGGTTCTCATAATCCTGTTCTGAATATCCATCATAATGGCCCATATCGCTATTGTAATAGGGCGGGTCGCAGTAAAAAAACGCATCAACTGAATCTCTGCTTTGTATGATGTAAAGGGCATCGGCGCTTTCGATCTGAACGTTCTGCAGTCTGATGGTAAGCTGTTCCGTGAATTCATTCCTTTTGTTGCTCACTTTCCTGGTCGTAGTGTTGCAGGTTTTATCATAACCAAAGGAGCCATCCAAGAGCGAACTGAAACTTTGCGTACTCAGTACCCAAACTGCCCAGGCTCTCTTTATTTCATCAAATAGATGAGGCTTGTTATAAACCACCCAGGCATCGTCATGAAGACTTCTGCTGTGAAGTGTTACCCTAACCATTTTCTCTATGTCAATGAACTTGTTTTGTAACACGCTGTAGAAGTTGATCAACTCTCTATTGGTGTCATTTATTACCTCGATCTCACTTGCAGGTTTTGCAAAGAAAACCGCCCCGCCGCCTACAAAGGTTTCTGCGTAAAGGCGATGCTCGGGAATCAGTGGTAAGATCTTAGCTACTAACTTTTGTTTGCCGCCGTAGTAGCTTATCGGCGTTCTCAATATACTGTGTCGTTTCATAAGCATTCATGGCTTATTCTACTCATGAAACTTAAAAGCACTATAACATCGAAAGCAGTCTCCACTTTCCACCAGCCGCCCTGATAGAATATACTTGTGATCCAACTAATGAAGTGATTGCAACACCCGCAGGATCATAAAGAGTCGCTCCTGCAGTTTGCCAAGTGAAACCTGTGGCATTTTCAACATAGATTTCAATGAGAGCACCTTCAACATAAGCAGGGATGGTGAAATTTCTATTTGCTGTTATATCGGGTAGTATATATGCGGCACCAGGTACGGCGGTTAAATCACCATCACCTGCAGTAATTGTTTTCCAGATTACATTGCGTGCGACAATTAATGATCCTTTGATACTGTCTGCACCCTCAATAACTCCGTTTACCTGTAACAGACCTGAACCGATAGCGGAAGTCGTTCCGATAAATACCCTCCCATCATTTTCAAGGCTCATAGTGACGCTGTTATTCCAGTTTAGCGCTCTGCCAAACCTTATTTTCCCAGCAACAGACACCATGGACCAACCACTTAAATTCCCAGTATATAATGACGCTACATTGGGGACAGAAGTGTTGGTGCTTGCACCCACATAAACGCCAATGCTTTTGCCCTGATCATTCCACATTTCAAAACCAGCACCAGCACCATTTCCTGTCCCGGTATTCTGTATCACAAGTTTCGGATCAGTTCCAGATGAAGATCCTGTTAATGTTAGTACCGGTGCAGCTGAATTTGTGAGCCTGGCTCCTGTCATCGATGATAATGTGTTAGCATTGCTCCAGTAAGCAAGTTTATTGGCCTCTCCTGATCCCTGCGGAGTGAGTTGTCTATAGAATTTTCCCGTAGTGGTATCCATAACCATAGCCCATATATATCCACTGCCGATCGGCAGGCTGTCTTTGTTCATTCCGAACGATCCGCCGAGGTGTAATCGAAATAAAGGGGTTGCCTGGTCAATCCCGATCTTAGCACCGGTGAAATTTGCTGATCCGTTGCTATGCGTAATAGCGAAGTTTACTCCATTCTTTACATCGTTGAATTCTACCCCTCCACCTTTATTCTGCAAAATACTTGGCGCATCACCGGTGATAAGCCATTTAGGATTACCCTGCCAATAGGTAGGATCAGTAAACTTGACGTTTGTTGAATTCTCAATGATAATGCTATCGTTAGCCAGGAACATACATCCCTCAAAAGCAATATTGTTGCTGTTTCTGACATACACCTTCCCCATAGCACCTCCAGCCATGAATGTACATCCTGAAAATATAAACGAATTTGTTAGGCCGTCTACAATCGCATTGTAAACCGAATTATGATTGAAAGTGGAACCAACTACTACACCATGGCCATGATTGCTTCCTCCTATTCCAGAGAAGCCGTATTCATTATTGCTTGCGTTGATACCTACTATGCGATTATTGCCACCGGAATTTTGAACACCATAAGTATTTTGGAAGAAGGAAGAGTTAGCCAGGACATTATATTCTCCTCGATGGCTAAATGAAACGCCGCCATAAGAACCGGAAACAAAAACATTATTAATGATGTTCCCCTTTGTAGCATTGATAACGTAGGTGGCCACAGGCAATGCGTTTCCCCTAACCTCAATAGCATAACCTCCCATATTGTAGCAGGAAACATTGCTTATATAAACCCGGTCGACAGTATCCATATAAATAGCCTGCTGTGATGTAGTAGCCCCAAGCGATTTTGTTCCTGAAAATGTTAAGTCCCTGAATTGACAATTACGACCACCGGTTGAATTTCTTAATCTGAAAACGGGTATGTTATCTGTTACAGTTAGAACAGTTCTTCTTGCATCACCAATTATTACAGTTGAATCAGGAAGGTCAACTGTAGTACCAAACCTATAAGTGCCGGCACCCAGGAATATTACCTTATTGCCTGCAGCTGCAGCAGCCCTTACGATATCAGATACATCTATTGTGCCTGTTCCTGCAAAGACATTCGCCTTTGAAACACTGAACCAATCGACCGGGCTTCCCAGCTGATCAGCGTACTCCTTTGCCGCCTGTTCAGTAATTGCCTTTGTACTGCTTTTGCTGACACCGGTAGCATCATTACTTATTCCTGTAATAGAAGATCCCCCTACGATCAAAGTAGACTTTGCTTCTATGATTGTGGAGGTGGTTTTTGTTTGTTGTGCCTGGGAAATCATTGCAACCAGGAACGTCCATGTAATTATTAAAAGTTGTTTCATAAATGTTATCTTCTGTCAATCAGGACAACCAATTCTCCGATTACTCCGGAGATGGTGATGTCTGTATTTTCGACAAATGTGAGGTTAAAGGTTTCGTCTGTTTGTTTGGCTGCTTCCACAAGAATGTTATCCTGGATAACACCCGCCGGGCTGCTAATAGTCAGAGTCATGTCTGCACCACTTTTATTATTGAACCAAATATTGGTAAGCCTGTATTCTGCCAACATAGTAAAGGTTATGTCATCACCTGCAGTAACTAAGCGCTGAGGCCGACCACTACTGTGGGAAATATTATTGATGGCGCTTTTTACTTCCTCTGTCAAGTCGACCATGCCAATCAATTCGCTTCGATGACGGAATGAATCGATCCAGTCCCAGAACTGTTCCTGGGATGGTTTGTCCTGTGTTTGATACCAGGATTTGAGGGTATTGATATCTCTTATTGCCATAATTAAATTCTTTCTGCGTAGACAACTACTGTGAATGGTTGACGGTTTTCATGCGCTTGCAATGCAGCAGCTGCAGGGACTGTTATATTAGTGCCAAACCCGACCTGATTAGATGGGCCGTCTATATTTTCAACACCGTTGATTCTTATTTTGGCAACAGCGTTGTAGGTTCCTCCACCGATGTCATCTGTTTTTGTAGCTACAGTAAGCGAACCTTGCTCTGCAGACTGGAGAGTATGTGCATTCTCACCGCCCTGGTTTTCAGGTCCAGTATTATTGGCATGCGAAACATTAACTTCAACAATACCATCCCACCACAAACCGACCGGCACACGATTCTGCAGAGTGGAAGACAACTTAAATCCTTTCATCTCCCATCTACCCAATCCGGTACCTGTATCGAATCGATCTGAAAGGGTTCTTTTAATGACGATATCTCCAATTGAAGTTGTAGCTCGTTTCATTACATCAGCATATCGCTGGCTGGTATATGGGTCGAAAGTGATATAGGATCCTGCACCAGGTACTGCAGTAACCCAGGAAGCATTATCCTTTAAGTAGCAAGGATAGGCTCCGCTATACGCAGGAGTGTTGATACACTTATCGCCCATCAAGACCAATCCTGCAGAAATCTCCAGTGTGCCGGTACCAGGTCCTCCCGGAACAACATCTGTCACCAGGCATCCTTTCAGAATCACTTCGTTCTCCTGGCCGACTGCAGCTTTGAGGATCTGTCCAGCAATAGTTGCAAAATCGCCAATGCTCGAAGAGTTAAAAGGCAGACGTTTCAGGTCGGTATATGGGAAACCGCTGCCAGGTGCGCCGAATTTTGCCCTGTAGGTTTTATAAACCTCTTTGATGTTACCATCATCAAATCCTTCATCACCGGTGATCGTCTCGATGTAAATGGTATCTGTTTTTAAACCGCCAATAAAAGGCATTAAAATTCCATTGCAGACAATGAATCCGTCTGAAAGATTAACGCCATCATCCACACAGCCATACATTACATACTTTTCTCCAATACCCTTAGCAACTGCATCGAGTGAAGAGCCGTATGCCGTTTGAAGAAAGGCCAGCGTATTTTGATATACGAATAAGCCACCGAGTTTTGTAAAATCTACTTCACTGAACATATTAAACGAATTGTACCCGGTAAGTCCGGGTTGTTAGTTTTGAAATTGTTTCCATAAATGCCCTGAGTTCATTGTAGTCGAATGGAAGAAACAAAGGCATGAGAATAATGAAGTCAACGCCATACTGTGCTGTTTCTTCCTTTGTATAAAGGACCAGTGGAATGTCTTCACCTTTTGTAAATAATACCTGTTTCTTGTTCTCAACCTTTTGAAACAGCGGTATAGGATTCATTTCCTTACCATCAACTATCCTGATGCGGCGCAGAACGATATCATATCTGTCATTTAGTGCTTTCTCCAGGTAACAGACCTGTGGAGTAATATTCAGCCTGTAAACAACAGATTTTCTGAAGGCAAGAAATAGGTTGTATAAGTAGGTCAATGGATACAGTAAACTATTAAGCCAGGCTATTTGCCTGGGCTTACGGAGCCGATAGTTGATCAGCCACCTGATCATCTTCTCCCAATCCACTGTAAATATTTTCCTATTGTAAGGCATCGCTGTGTGGTATGTATTGTATTTCTAAATCGCTGTCATCCAAGAAACGCATATATCCACCATCAGGCAGATACTCAATATCAACAGCGGCGTATGGTTGCAGGCCATACTGTGCCAGGCATTCGTCTATGCTGCATAGTTTCACACCTTCAGTGGCTTTTACATACTCTGTATGCAATTGCCGGGCATAAAGACCATTGAAGATTACTACCTTCAAATAGTCTTTTATTGCTTTCCTTCCTACGTCATTTGCCGAACCATCCAGCCGGTTACCATTCACATCGAGCAGAAGAGGATCATAGAAGATCCTCCACTTTTGTTTTAGGCCATCGGGCGGTAAGGATTCAATGGTCATAGGAACACCGGCATCCTTTGCATGCTCATTGAAATATGGCCTGATTGCATCCATTACAGCATCGCCGAGTTGCCCTAAATCTCCATTAACCTCTCCAGCCAGCTTCATTCTTAAACGGGTGCGGCCATATTGATTTACTTGCTCAACTACTGCAGAGTACTTTACTACTTTACTCTCCAGTATCTCCTGATCTGTTCTGCCTGTATTGTCAAAGAGATGCGTTTCAGGGATAAGCGGAAAACCATATTGGAAGTCCAACGCAGTTTTTGCATACCACCGAGGCGTATGTGGCTTTAATTCCCTCAGCTTACTTTCAACATCTAATTTGAACTGGTCGAAGATTCTTTCATGGAAGTTGATGCAAAAAGCGATCGCATAGACCCACATAAGCCGAATATTGGTCATACTCGGAGTGAGATCAACAATTATCCCCTTGGCGCTGAGCTGCCCGATAATTTGAATCGATATATCTTCTATTGATCTTGCCATTATGAAACCTTAAAGTCTACACCAATAATCCAGAAACCGATGCCTTCCTTATTGGAGAAAATGTTTGCGTCATTATTTGTTGCAGGTACATAGCCACCGTTTTGGAAATAAGCAACTATTCCTGGTTGTGCCGGTGTTGGTATTTTTAGGTCCGTACCTGGCGCAACCTCATCAGTGGCTGATAGATCATTGAGAACAGCCAGGTCAAATAATGACCTGGCATCTCCGCAATGCTGTATTGCGATATCCATCATGTTCTGCCCCTGTTGAACTACAGTCATATTCGTAACCAGATTTTTTTAAAGAATTGCCTTACTTTAGGAAAGAGGAACAAAAGCAGCAAAAGCAACAGTAGCCACCACCAGTGAAAAGTGATCCGGGTTTTACTTGACTCTTCGCTTTGGCTTTCGTCCATCTGCTTATTGGTACCTGTCATATTCAGGCCAGCTGAGTCGCTTTTACTCTTCTGCGTATCCAGGCGATCGGACAAACCCTTTTTCTCCTGCTGGTCGGTTGACTTGCTTTGCTCTTTTTCAGTGGTCTTATTCCTGCTGCTTGTATTCCTGGGGACTACTATTTTCCGTTTTGAATTCACGTCGTCATTTACTGTAGGATACAAGGCCGAAATATCTGCAGGCAGGATCAATTTAACACCGCTGTCTACTGCTATAGTTCCGAATTCCTTTGTTTCCGTTTCTGTCTCTGTCTCTTTCTGTTTCTCATGCTCATTGACGTTGCTGGAGGTTTTTGTGGTATCTACCAAGTCGTGGGAACTATTTTCATTCTCTTTTTTTACCTGCCCTGCTTTGATGTTTAACGAATCCTGGTTGAATTTACTGGAGGAAGATGATGACCTTGATTTGCTCATGCTCGAGCATCCGGACAGGATCAGGACCAGGGAGAGGATCAGCCCAATGGCCCACCAGGTTGTTGGTGATATTTTTTTCATTTTTCAGGAGTATTGTTTTCGTTAGTTAATTTCTCCGCTTCTTTGATCAGGTATCCCTCGTGGCTTATTCTACTCAGAGTATTGTTTTCGTTAGTTAATTTCTCCGCTTCTTTGATCAGGGGGTTCTTTTCCATGCCAAACTTGAGAACGATAAGGAGTGGCTTGATCAGAAACCTGGAGAGTTTACTTTTGGGGTCGATAGCGTATGTGTTTTCGCAGATAGATGTTACTTCAATAAGGATAATGAATAGTAGTACACACGCACACAGGTAAGATAAAGTCATGTCAGCGGAAGGGTCCTTCACTACAACATAGACCAGGTACTTTAAGGCAAATGAAAGCACAACTGCAGCCAGGTACTGCGACAACTTCTTTACAGTACGCCGGTATCCTTCACTTGTCCTGGCTTCTTTCATTACTTTGGCTTTAGCAATGCCGGTGCCTAGGTCAAGGAACATAAAGAATACTACTGCTACCAGGAGATGCACCAGCGTCATAGGAGTGACAGTAAAAGTCAATCCGAATACCGTCATCAGGAGAGAACCAAAGGCGATCGATGTTTTCATAAATTGTGTTTAAACTATAATTGAAAAGTCTTTTATTGTTTTACCCAGGGTAATTTCCGGGTTTGTATAACCGTCATTCTCCAACTCTACTTCCATCCCCCGGAGGAAACTTTGCGCATTGTATCGTTGCCTTAGCCTTCGCTCGATACCAAATCCGAAAAACGGGAATTGGCGGGCCTCTCCTTTATCAGTTAACAGCAGTAGTTCTACATGCTGCTGATCAGCTGGTCCCTCTGCCCATTGATTGCCATCTTCCAAGAGATCGTAATTCTCATCAAGTAATATGTCGGTCCTGTCTGTTGGCATTATTGAATTTTTCCTGTTACTGATGTACCGGTAACTGGATTACCTGGTGTTGAACTTATCAGGCCCGCACCAGGTACATTCAACACGCCATCAGTTTTGAAGTGTGTAATGTTGGCAGCAGCGTCTGCTTTTGCCGCAGCTAGCCTTATTCCTTCAGGTGATCCGTACAGCTGGAGCAATTCCTCCCAGCTTTTGTTATTGAACTGTTCCCTGGCATCATGCAGCGCCTGACCTAAAACATTTGAGTTGAGCATTACTTTAAAATTTGGTCCATTTTTAATTTAGCCTGGGCAAGTTCTCCGAAGTCGGGATTGTTGCCGTATAGAACACTGATCACTTTAATTGAATTGTACAGATGAGTTAAAACATCCAGAAGAGAAACCGATCCAGCTGCGATCAGATGGCCATCGCTTTTCAACTGATACTTTTTATTTCCGATCTGCATCAACACCTCACCGATCTCGCTACACTGTTCAATAAAGGCCGTGGTTTGCTCAGCTGCATTATTACTCTCCAGGAATCCACAGATCACCATACTTCCTTCCTTTGGCTTTATAATGATCTTGTTTGAAACGCTATCCTCAATAGCATGGAAAACGACACTGTAAATAGTAGTCTCACCTTCCCGTTCCACATCGCAGTATTCATCTCCGACATTCACTGCAGTACCGATTACGTGGCTCTTGATAGCATGCTCATTGAGAAACGCCCGGAATAATTGCAGCAAACCTTCTTCAACACCCATTTTAAGCTACTTTATAACTGATTGAACAAGTCCGCTGGATATAGGATTCATCATACTCCAGATCCATCTTTTCAACGAGCAATGTGGCATCTCTTTCAGGATGTACCTGGTCAATGATCCTGATACTGTCACCGGCATGAACAAGCGGAAAGCCAAAGCCTACAATATTTCCCCTGTAACCATCATAGGTGTACTGGTGATAAATTGATTCAGCCTTATTTTGCGCAGCCTTTGTGTCCATAAAGCCAGCACTGTATTTCTTTACTGCAGCATCAGAATCGTTACTACCGAACTTGTATATTTTCTTTTTCCCACTGGTAGTACTTACAGCTATTTCTACTCTGGTATTAAAGTCCTGCTGTGTAAGGAATTTTAAACTACTCAGGTCCTTCACATTTTTACCTACAATAAAATCATGCTGTTTTGTGAATGAGGGCTTAAAATCAAAAGCATATCCAACGTGGAGAATATTTCCATTGATGCGACTGAAAAACCCGAAATCCTTTTTTATATCGTTTAGAATTTGAAAGCTGCTCCGGTTGTTGAATGCTACCTTTCCCAGTTTCACATCAATGGCTTCAATAGTGTAACCTGGCGCAATCTTGTGCAACAGTTCCTTCAGCGTAATTGACTTGTAAGAAAGGACATGGTTTGTTTGCCTTAAAGGATATAATTCGTCACATTCCAGGACAACGGGGAAATCTGATGCACTTACACCTGGCTTTATGTATCCTGAGAACTCGGTATTGTACTGGCCATTGTATCCCGCCTCGATGAGTATCGGTTGGCCGGACCTTATATGTTTCAGGATCGGGTGGCCAGCAAGTTCCTTATAGTTCCTGGCCAGCGTAACAGTTGCCTGGTCACTGGTCTCATTGACATTCTCTTTTATTGAAAAGCTGTTAATGGCCGTAAACTCAAGATCGCCAACGGTAACACGGGCGTTCATTATCATGTAGCTCATCAGGCTTAGTATTGTAGTTAAAAAGATCATTGATTTGCTTTTAAAAAGTATTCAACCGGTTTCATTGAGTTTCCCTGCAGAGTAAATTGCCAGGTGTCCATAAAGCCCTGAACCGGACCATCTGTCAATTTGGTGAAGTAAACGGTCTGTATGCGGTGATCTCTCCAAATCTGCCCCTCCACATCCCAGGGTCCTTTATAATGAAACAGGTCGATCAGCTGTCTCACTTTGCCCGATGGGTATTCATGCTTTTCCATATCTACAAGAATACCCTGTATGGTTACTGCCACCGGTTCACTTCCGTACAGTTCTACCACTTCTCCATATTCAACCTCATTGCCCTGGTCATCATTGCTACTGACTATGGTTTGACCGATCCTTTTAGAGTGATCAAATGTGACGAGCGCCGGTGGTGCGAAAACATTGATATCAGAACTGATCAAGCCATTGTAAGAGAACTGCAGCTTCAAGCCATCGTTGCGCACCAGGGTAAAGTTTTCATAACTACTTCGGCCATCCACGACATAGACTGCAGCACCATCACTTTCTTCAAAAGCGCCAGTCTCAATGCCTGGTCCGATGTTGCTCCCTACAAATCCGAAAGCATTACCGAACCTTCCGCCGAGATCTATTTGTTTAGGCATCTTAGAAATTAATTTTTACTGGCAGTATTCCCTTTTTTTGCATCCAATGAAACTGTTTTGCTTTTTCTAGCCAAACATCCCATTCCAATTGTTCCGGGAATGGGATGTGCATGTAAGCTGATAGCAATGCGTTGTGTTGAAAAAGAATTATACCTAATGAAATATCATTCTCAGCTGTATCTATATAATCCTCATCATCGCAAGAGAAAAATTCATCATCGGAAATCGATACCAAACTGGGTATGATTTCCGCTAAAGCTTTTTTACGGAAGCCTTTCCTATTGGTAACAATTGTGAACAAGCGTCATAGCAGGCGGTATATGCCGGAGTTGCTTTGTTCATTGTCTTAAACTCTTCCTTCCTGGTAAGCAGGCATCCGTTGATCAGGATCTCTCTGGCTTTGTTTGGACTACGATCCAGGTGTTTTTCCCATTCGTTGAGAATGAAAGCGCCCGGTTCGTGTAAAATGATCTGACCGTATTCGTTTCCTTCAGGATCAGTAAGATCAGCGATGGAAACATTTTTAAACTTAGTTTTCCATTCAGAAATCATTTCTTCTGTTACGCCTTCCGGCAATTGCAATTCTTCCATTTTAGAGTAGATTTATTGTGATTAAAATTATACGTCGTATTCAATGCCCAGGCATAGTGTTTCCAGTTCCCTGGACAAACCTTCTGAACCACCGGCAACCTCCCTTCCATTACTCAGGATCTTGATCGTAATGATATCGGTCTGCTCATCATTATCATCATTGATATAGGTCATCGCAATAGGTAATGGATCCAGTAAAGTCAGGTTGGTTTTTCCCTTCCTGGCTTTCGCTTCTTTTTGCCATTCAATAATCTGGCTAACATAAACCTCAAGTGTGCATTCTTCTTCTTCTTTTCCCATTGAATAGGAAGTGAGCTTATTGTTACCAGAATAGTTTTTTGTCGCTTCGGCTTTCGTGCCATAGCTAATCTTTTTAAAGCGATCAACAACTTTACCGAATACGCTCATTGTTGCGTCATTAGGTCCGAATTCTTTGCGTGTTGTTTGTCCTGGCATTGATTAAATTTTTCTGCGTAAGTAAATTGTGCCGTTGATATTGTCCAGGATTGCAGTTGGAACAATATCAAAAGTCACGTTCATGGTATTTTCGGGCGGCATAACAGGGCTGTCAGGGTCTATGGTTGTTTTACCGCCGCTGATAAGCCCCTCGCTCATCATTTTGCCGAATACAACTCTGTTTGAATCATTCTCCAGGTCTTTCCTGACAGCGGTTGGAAGTTTGCCGAGACTGGGATCAACTATGATCCTGGACTTTACATACTGCATAAAATGACCTTTCAGACGTATTGCAGCATAATCCATTGTGCGGCCATAATAGATTGTATGCTCATTGATGTTGCCATCGTCATCGACACGAATCGGCGTACAGGTAGCATCAGAATTGAAGCGCAATCCACTGATGGTTGAATAAGTACCAGCATAGATGTAACCTTTCGTTGTCATATCATTGATATGAATCTCCAGGTCATCTACTTTCAGGTGATTGGACAGGCCAGCTGTGAGCCATTTTCCTTTTACTGCATCGCTCAGGTCGAATGTGTTGACTTCACCGGCACTTTGGTTTACTTCAGCTGCAGCAATTACACCCAGGAATTTACCAACGCCTGCATATTTCTGGCACTTCCCTGTCCTGGATTCTGCATAGTCCCAATCCTGGGCAATTACGATACTCACTTTGTGAGCTTCCAGGACAGTAGATCCGGAAACGATATTGCGGAGGTTCTGCAGGGCTGATACTGTAGATGTGATCCCTCTTCCTTCCAGGAAGATCTGGCATGGCCGATCGGTTGAATAAGCCCAATTGTAAAGCTCTTGCGCTTTGGGTATTGCAGCTTTAATCTCTGCATTCAATCCATCCAGGAGAGTCTCAGTATAATCATCCGCAACATTGTAGGCGAGGGCGAATTGCTTAATCTGGCCACCTCCGGCTTTGATCAGTTTCTTAGCATAGAGTTCGCCGGTGTCCTCGATTAGTTCCACCGGTGTTTTATCATCTACTGCAACGACCATGATGTGAAGTGGAACATTGGCATTCTTTGGCCTGGAATAGAAATCCGCAATATGCTCATGCAGTACCAGGTCATTGGCGGTATCATAAGCAGCGGTAATACCAAGCACTTCTTCAGCCTGCTTGAGACTGGTGATGACATAGGTGGTTCCTAAGACCAACTTGTCAGCTATTGCTACGCCGGTAGCAAGGATTGCAGAAACAGAAGTAGCCGGGCCATTAGCATCAGGCCCAACCACTCCTTTCACAATCTCTACTCCTTTGAAATTGCTCATTTTGATAATTTTAAAAACAGCCGCCGGTTATTGGCGGCTGTTCTGTGATTGATGTTCTTTGTTTAATCGTGTTATTTGTCCAGGGCGCTGAGAGCAGCTTGCGCAGCTTCAACCTTATCAGAGAGTGCTTTTTGCTGATCCTGGAGAGGAACAGATGTTTTCAGTTCTTCTTTATTCACATCTGCCATGAACTTTTCATAGGCATCCATTGCATCCTCTACGGCCTTCTCTGCAGCTTCTTTCTTTTTATCGCTCTCGTCCTGGTGACTTTGCTCACTTTCTTTCTCCAGGGAGAAGTCGAACTTTTCGATCTTGGTTTTGTCATTGCTAACGCTCAGCATTGCGTAGTTCTCTTTGCTGAAATATTCACCCTTGTCATTGCGGTAAATGACATCTACACCTTCCTGCTTTGCCAGTTTCCTGGCTTCTTCCAGGTTTGGATTAGCCAATGCCGCTTTTTTATTTGTTTGCGATTTTGCCATTATTGAAAAAATTTAGTTGTGATGAATTGGGATACGGATTAAAAACACCCGGTGTACCAGGATTATTCAACACCGCTTACAATGGCACCAACACCAGCTTGTTTGTAGGGCGTTACGATATCGTAGTGACGAATGTTAAACAGGTTGCGCTGATTTAACGGATCGGTCTTTGATTCGCTGAGATAGTTCTTTGAGAAACCCTTACCCTGAACAACACGACGTAAGTGGAAGTAAACAGATGCTTCAAAGTGATTTGAAGTAACTGTTCCACCATACGCCAGCTTAGCTTTGGTACCCACATGGTAGTAAGGGTTGCTATTGTTTTCAAACAGTTCAAAATTGAACAGGTTGTAGATTTTGCCGGTCTGGTTGTTTTTGTACTGGTCACGGAATTTTTCATCCAAGCTCAGCAGATCATTGATGTGATCATTGCAAAGCACAAGCCTGCGGCCTTCACGTGGATGCTTGAGTTTATTGAGTTTGTCCCTGAAATCAATGACATCCTGTATGGTCAACCTGCGGCGAGTACCAACCAGGGCGCCGGTGGTTAATACAACAGGCGTTTCTGTAGTATTTGCAGCTGGACCTACCGAGTGTATGCCCATAGCGTTTTTCTCTTCTGTAATCTTGATGACATGCTCTGATTGCACTGTAGCCATCTTATCATAATTCAACCCCCGGATCTCATCATCAGTTACCGGTGTAGCTTTGGTCTGGAACTTATTTACCTGAACAGTTACATTTTCTCCATCAAGCGACTGAATCGTTATCGGGTAGGAAGTATTGTTGATCAAAACATCAGGAGAAACACCCCAATAGGTAAGATTTACAACAACAACCTCTCCATCATTAAGCATCTGGAAATATTTACCCAGGTCACGGATGCCCTCTCTCCAGGAGCCGTTATCAACATCATCAAACCGTCTTACCAGTTCACGGTCCCAGGCTTCACGATAAATCCCTGAGAAGATGGCCAGCTTTGGCATTTTGAAAAACAGCGGTGTAACAATGCTCAGAACCATCAGGACAGCAAACGCCTTGGTTCCACCCAAGCCGAAAAGGGGAAGGATTACAAAAGAAACCAGGGCTGCCACAATAATTGCACTGGCAAACTGGTTGAAGATTTTAAGTTTCATTCGAATGATGTTTAATCGTTATTAAAAAGACAATCGGGTGGAGTAGATTTTGTTATTGTAACCCTGTTATTCTTCGCCCGGCTCTTTGCCGAATTCGTTTTTATACAGGGCAGCAAACGCCGCTTTATCATCTGCATTTTTGGATGTAGACAAACGATCCAACCCTGCAGCATCTTTTTCCCTCCATGTTGCCCAGGTCCAATCCTTGCGATCTGCAGGAACTGTTGAACCAGCAGCAGCACCTGGCGTTTTTGCTTCCGGGGCGATCAGCGACTGCACATTGGGCGTTGGTGCAATATCACTGAGTACAGTTTTAAGGACTTCTAAACCCGAGCTTTTCGCAACGGTCATGAAAGTCTTTTTTTGCTCTTCATTGAACGGCTTACCGAGTTGCGTTTCCTTCGCAGAAAGTATCGCTGTTGCCTGCGCTTCTACCACAGCGCCCTGACCTGCTTCCAGGGCAGTGATCCTTCCTGACATCTCAGCGAATCGGGCATCCATTGCTGACAATACTGCAACATCGCTGCTTTCAGCAGTCACACCTTTAAGGCCATACTTATCGATTGCGGCCTGCTTTTGTTCTTTGTTCATATCTGTATTTGTATTTTGTAGTGATGAAATAGGGGTTGACATTTGAGGAGTAAGCATTGCAGCATACTGCCCGAAAACGAATTCAACAGAACCGTTCGACTCTGGCTTTGTAACTTGACCAACCGGTGGTGTCCCTTCAACGGGACTGATGATATTGTCGATCAGGCCCATCGCCTTGCATTCGTCTGCAGAAAACCAATGATCATTCCCATCAAAAAGCGCATCAACTTCCTTTTGCGATTTTTTTGTTTTTCGCATATAAACGGTAGCGAAATTTTTCTGCATCTTCTTGAGGAGATTGGCGGCCCTGAAAAGATCATCTGCAGTTCCCCCTTCCCAAGAAGAGGGCGCATGAATCATTACAAAAGCATTTTCTGCCATCTCGATACTATCCCCTGAAAGCATTACAATTGATGCCATACTCGCACTCACTCCTTCAATCACAAACGTTGTTTTGAGTTTACTGCGTTGGATACAATTGAACATAGTATTCCCCTCCATTACCTCACCACCATAAGAATGCAACCGGATGATCAGGTTTGAATACCTGTTCTGAATTTCATCGATAGTGTCAGAAAAATCTTTTGCCGAAGTCCACCAAAAACCGATGTACCCGTAAAATTTAAGTTCTGCAGTTTGTTTATCTACTTCTGTGTATCGCATTGATGTAAGCAAATGTGGCATCATGCACACTCACATACAAGCAATCGTGCAAGGGTTGCATTAAATGGTGCAACCCTTGTATTGTTTATTGACAGCAGCGTAGCTGCTGGGCAACTTTGTCGGTATGGGAGAAAAAAAACTCAAAGAAAAGGAAGCTGCTGAGCAACTGTTTGTTGAGAAATTCTGGGATGCGAAAACCATTGCCGACTTTCTAAGCCTGCAGGAAAATACAGTAAGCCGGTGGCGCAAGGCTGGCAATTGGGATAAGCTCAGAGAAGAGACGATCAACAATCCTCTCAAAATGAAAAGACTGATTGCAAAGGAAATGTTGCTGATTGCTCAGGGAGATAAAACTACTATTGATGCAGATGCGCTCTCTAAGTTTTACAAGGTTTATGAAGGCATAAGTGACAAGATTAATCCAGGAATCGTTGCTGCCATCTTGAGGATGTACGATGAATTTCTGCTTAACGAGAATCCTGAACTGGCTGTTGCGAATCTTCCTTTCAATAAAAAATTTCTGATCCATATTATCAATACCAATGCTTGATTCAAAGTATTTAAAACTGCTGGATAATTATGAGGTGCATTGCCTTCGGATCATTAAGCTGGCCGCAGTCGATGGTAGCGAAACTAAGGAGCAGCAGAAAAAGAGAATTGCGGAACTGGAAAAGGACTATATCAAATGGTTTGAGTATTACTTCCCACAGTATGCAAAACGAAAATGCGCATGGTTCCACAGGAAACTTGCGAAGGCCATCATCCGCAATAAGCGGATCAGATGTTTGGCAGAAATATACCGGAGTGGCGCAAAATCTGTTCATATCTGTATGGGCATTCCTCTTTTCCTGTACCTGGTCATGGGAGAGTTGAATTTTATGATGCTGATTGGTGAGACAGATCCTAAAGCAAAGAAACTGATCAGCGGCATTCAGGCAGAACTGGAAGTAAACCCCCGGATTCTTAATGACTATGGACGAAGGATGATGGAAGGCGATTGGAGCGATGGTCACTTTATAACAAATGATGGTGTACGCTTTATGTCGCTCGGCTTTAACCAGGATCCCCGAGGATCCCGTGAAGGTGCTAACAGGCCCGACTATATTGTTATTGATGACGTGGATTCAAAACGCCACATGAATAATGACGAAATGATGGCCGGCGGCGTCGATAAGATCACTGAAGACATCGAAGGATGCTTTGATGCCGATAGTGATGAAAGCACCATTGAAAGAATGGTTTATTCAAACAACAACACACACAAAAACTGCATCACTAACCGACTGAAAAAGGAATATTTAAACAACATAAAAAGAGATATTGAAGAGGGCGTAAAAACAGATTACGAGATCATAACTGTTACTGCAGTAAAAGACCTGATCAATTTTGAACCGAACTGGCCGGAGAAAACAAACGCTGAATTCTGGAGGCGCAAATACAAAAGAAAACCGAAGTCATTCATGCGTGAATACATGCACATGCACATCGAGGATGGAAAGGTTTTTAAACCCGAAACGATGCAGTGGTGCAAGATGCTCCCGCTTAAAGATTATGATGCGCTGTTCTTGTATGGCGATCTATCCTATAAAGACCAGGCTGACTACAAAGCAATGATCCTTTGCGGAAAGAAAGGTCGTGAAATTCATGTGATACATACACTATGCCGCCAAACATCCAGGACAGGGGTTGCACAATGGACCTATGATCTGTGGGAGAGGCGAAATCTATCTGAGGTAAATGTAAAAATACAGATTGAGGGATTGTTTGCTATGGATGAATTCGTAAGCGATTTTGACAATGAGGGGGATGAGCGTGGTTACCATATCCCCGTTGTTGCAGATAAGAGAGGGAAAGAAAATAAGTACAACCGCATTGAAAGTATTGAGTCCTACTTCCAACGCCGGTGGATCTTCTTTAATGAAAAAGAGAAAGATCATTCCGACCAGATAACACTGTATGATCAGCTGATCGGCTTTTCAAAGGGAAGCAAGCTGAATGATGATGGTCCTGATTGCCTTCATGGTTGTATCGATGGATTGAACCGGGAAACCTTCAGCTCAAAATTTGAACCCAGGATTCACAAACGAACATTTAGAAACAAACGCTACTAATATGCCCAGGTTTATTAAAGAGTCGGATTACACGGTAAGAGTAAAATCCGAAATCAAGAAGCTGCTTGCAACAAATAATCCGGAAGCGGATGAAGAACATAAACAATTCATCGCTGAGGATACTGCTATGGCAACGATCCGGGAATACATCGGTGGTAAATATGACTGCGATGCAATATTTACTCCCCATACAACCGGCGATACTGATACCAGGAATCTTCATATAGTAAAATGTGTGATTGTCCTGGCAATTTTCGACCTGTACCATCAGACTGGTCAGAAGGATATCCCCGATCATAGGAAGATGCAATATGATGATGTTATTATGTGGCTGAAAGATGTTGGCCGGGGAACGATACAATCGACCCTTCCAACACTTCCAATTGAGCAGAATCCGGTCGAAATCCGGATGAATTCAAAAAAACAGAGGACTCACCGGTGGTAACCCCGTTTAAACCCTTTTTAATCTCTTTCAAAATCGAATTAGCGTCCCTGAGTGGCACATCACCCTGCCCAGATACAAAATCGGGCAAATTTGGGCAGCTAATGAGGTCAGAAACAATCCCAAAAGCAAGGAAATATTATGAAAATAGTTAAAGTCCCTAATTGGTTGACAAAAACACCTGGATTAAACAGGGTATTTAAACCGCTCATGGCTGGTGGAGGAAGTTCAAGATTATCCAACCAGGATAATGCCATCATTATGAAAATTGTCCAGGAAGTAAAAAACCAGAACGCCCAGGATATCGAAACCATGGTTCAGGCAAAACAAGCCCTCGAGGATCCTGCTAATCCGAGGTGGTACATGTACCAGGACCTGCTTGACTACCTGGAGCCGGATAGTCAGCTGGGAACAGCAAAAGATCTGCGGGCATCAGCGACACTTTCCAGGAAGTTTATCATCTATGATAAAAAGACGGAATTAGAACAACCGGAAAAGACACAATTGCTTTTACACAAAGAGTGGTTCTTCAATTTCGTATGGCATTACCTGGATGCGGTGCTATATGGTTACACCGTCAGCCAACTGGTCGATCCTGTTACCATGAAATTCGATTACATACCCCGCAGAAACTTCATACCTCAAAGAGATATGATCATGTTTGAGGTTGGTGGAGATAAAGGTATAAAGGTGGATGATCCAGCTTTTAAAGGGACTATCATATCTACAAAATTCAAACACGCAAAAGGTATTCTTAGCGATATCATTCCGAACCTGATTTGGAAAAAGAACAGCAGACATGCTTGGGCTGAGTTCAGCGAAAAATTTGGCATACCAATGATATCGGCCACAACCAATAAAAGAGATAAAGTCACTCTTGACAGAATTGAAGCAATGCTCAAATCGCTTGGTGAAGCTGCAACTGCAGTTCTGCCTGAAGGAACATTGGTCAACATTCACGACCAGGCGCTGAAGGGAGATCCTTATAATGTTTTTTTGAAGCAAATAGAAGTAGACGATGCAGCGATAGCAAAAAGACTGCTTGGCGGCACAATGCTTACTGACAACGGAAGCAGCCGAAGCCAGGGCGAAGTACATGAACGTAATCTGCATGAACTACTCGGTCTGTTTGACAAGATGGTAATCACTTTTGTTGTTAACGATAAGCTATTGCCGTTGATGGCTGCAAACGGATATCCGTTTACTGAAAATGACGGGTTCAAATTTGATGAGGCTGAAAAAATACCTCTTAAAGAACTATGGTCAATAGTAAAAGAGGCTGTAAACATTTATGATATCGAGCCAAGTTTTGTTGCAAAGACTTTCAACTTACCAATCAAAGGGTTAAAGCAATCGAATCCAGGAAAGGAAAATGGAAATTTTAATTCGCCTACCAGCGCTATGGCAGCTGCCCTGGTAGGCTTTGATGTTATGCTGCCAAACTATAAACCTACTTGTGGTCATAGGCATCATTCAAGGTTTACAGCCGGTTTTAGTTCCAACATATTGGAACACCTGAGCGATGTACTCATAAATGAAATATGGGTAGGTAAAGACACATTAACGACAGAGGTATTGAAGTCGATTGCTGGCCACCGGCAATTACTTGACGGATTGTTTGATGGTTGGGGAGATCGTCGTTTAGAGATGACTTATGATGCAACTGATCTGCATTGCCTGGCATCAATGGAATACAACCTCTTTGAGTTCAGCAGAATGAAAGAGCGCTCGAATGTAATCGCACTGAATCATCTAAAACTTGACCTGGAGAACAATAACGTTCGGGACTTTACTGATTTCCGTGAGAAGTCACTGCAGTATTTGAAGAACCCCGACATGCACTGGTTGAAAACGGAGTACAATCACACAATTGCGGTTGGCCAGGGATCAAGCCGGTATCACCAGTTTATGAGTGAGGTAGATGAGGTTACCGAGTGGGGGATTATTCAAACCATAGGAGACGATCAGGTCCGGGCCAGCCATCAGGTACTGGAGGGAAAGAAAGTCAACCTTAAAGAAAATGGAGGACCAGATATATGGACTCCTTTTGATATCGGGTGCAGATGTGAAATTCTTCAACACCTGGGCGAAGTTGATCCTGATGATGTGGTTAACACTGACAGCATATATGAACTGATTGATAAAAGCCCTGGAGATAAATGGACTGGCAACCGTGGAAAGACCGAGCAGGTATTTACTTCAGCTGAACAGTACATGAAAACAACCGGCCTGGCAAAAGAAATCAATGCGCTCAATTATCGCACATACGGCCTGAAAGATTTTGATGATCTCAAAGAAAACTACAAAACACTGGAACTTGACGAGACCATCACTACCAAAAATGTTAAAGAGTTATTCTCAAAAGAAAAGGGAACAGACTTCATGGGCTTCGAAGATCACCTGGGCCGTAAAATGATTTTGAAGGAAGATACATTCAAGGATCATGTGAAAAAGAAACGTCATCAACTATTTGAAAAAATTTCAGATGTCCTGAAGGATCCTGATGAGGTTTATTATTCCAGACACGGTAAAGGAGAAAAGGGAGGCGTATTTCAAACCAGGTACATCAAATTTTATAACGATCAGGCCGTGGTGGTGACGACTGACCTGGGTAGTGATCAGGTGGAGATTAATTCCTGGGGAACTATGGATGATGAGTTGAAAGACCGTAAAGGATACCTGATTCATAAAAAGGCCGGCAATGATCCATCACCAGAGTGATTCGCAACAGTTGCACACGGTGCAATGGCTTTAATGATCATTGACGGCCAGGGATCCACCCAAATTTGAGAACAAGAATATATAATTTTTTACAATATGGATGGAAAAGCAAAAGTTACTGTTTGGCTTGAGATGAAAAACAAGCTGAAGCAAGGCTTCAACCAGGGAAGAGACTACATCAACAAAAACATAAGCGAATTTAAAGGCAAATTATCTGGCCTTACAAATTCGTTTGTAACCAATTTTAAAAGCATGGCAGCCCAGATTCCTGGGCTAGGTAATGCACTGAGTTTGCTTGCAAATCCTATTGGCCTGGTTGCAGCTGCGGTTGTCGCACTTGCCGGAGCATACGCACATGCAAGCAGAATGGCGCATCAGTTTGAGTCAGCGATGCTAAAGGCAAATGTTACTGCCCAGGAAAGCAGAGCGGATTTTAAAAAGACCTCAGCCCATGTTTTAGATGTTGCAGCTAACAGTAAACTTGATAACGCCGTACAGGCAACACCACAGGCATATAATATACTGCTTAGTGCTGGCATGGATAAGGATACGGCATTAAAAACACTTGAACCTACCCTGCAGGCAGCTAAGGCTGGGTTTACAGATGTTGAGGTTGTTGCTAAAGCTGCAGCAGCTTCAATGAATAGCAGCGGGATTACTGATGCTACTCGTGTTTATGATATTCTTTTTGCAACACTCAATAAGGGTAATGCAGAATTCCAGGACATCGCCAACTATTTGCCTAAGATCATTCCCGTTGCAAAAAACGTGGGAATCAATATGGAGCAGGTTGCTGGTGCATACGCATACCTTACTGCACAGGGACAAACTGCAGAAAGATCCGCAACACTTTTGGAGAATGCCTTTAAGGTCCTGGGAGATCCGGAGAAAGTTGAGAAATTCAAAAAAATCGGAGTTACCATTTTTGACCAGGCAGGAAAAGTCAAACCTCTAACCAGCATCATTAACGATCTGAATGTGGCGCTCAGGGGCCTTACTGATGAAAAGAGAACAAAGGTCCTTGATTTCTTAGGGCTTGATATGGAAGCCGCGGGAGCATTCAGCGCCTTGAGTATGGATGCGGCCAAATTTAAAGAGATCATTGATTTTACTACAAATAGCCAGGGGCAACTTACAAAAGCAATTGATGCGTCTTCCTCTTCGATGGACAACTTTACACTATTCAGTAACCAGGTTGATTCGGCGTGGGTTAAAATCGGCGAAAGGGTTAACGAAGCCCTGGGGGATGGAGCTGAGTGGATGAAGCCATTCATGGAGGAATGGATGCCTGTAATAGTGGAGGGATTTGGCATGCTCTTCGAATACTTGGCCAGGACTTTCAAAATGCTCACGTTCATGCCGAGGAAAATTATGGAATGGACTTCAAAAAGTGAATTTTTAAAAGATATCTTTTCCGCTATTGGCACAATTATTAAAGGTGTGTTTGATATTGTAGGATGGGTAGTTGATAAAATTGAATGGCTGTTTGATCACACTATCGGTCCGATGCTCGATGCGATAGATTGGGTTTACGGAAAAATTAAAAGCCTTAATCCATTTTCCTCCGGAGACAAAAAAGAAGAGTACGTTCCAGCCAGTTCCGCAGAGTACAACAAGCGGCTCGACAATGCAAAAAACTTTTCGTGGAATGATGCCGAGAATCTTACCAACATGGGTAACCCCTTAAAGCCCATACCGCTAAATATGTACAAGCCGGAAGAGCAACCAAATGCGAAAGTAAAGGGAGTGCTTTCTGAAATTGATAAGAATAAGAAAAAGAAAGACGACGGAGGCATATCGAGCGGGACACAGACCAGGATAATTACCATTAACAAACTTTCAATTGTTGAAGGAAATTTTATCAGCAACAACCCACAGATCGCTAATATGGACAAAACAGAGATTGAAAGATTTTTTGATGAGATGATACAGCGTGCATTCGTTAACCTGGGTAAATCATACGGTGGGGCATGATGAACGCAAGGGAAATGAGAGACTATATCCGGATCGTGGATGCAATGAGCAGACTATACCCCAAACTGCCCAGGTTTGCAGCCGTGAAGGTTTTGAATTTCTATAAATCCCGTTTTGTAAAAGGTCAGGACATATATGGAAGAGCGTTCAGGAAAAGAAAAGATGCCGGTAAGAAAAACAGAGGTCGTGCAATACTGGTAAAAAGAGGTGTTCTTAAAAGAGACTTACAGATCATAAGTGTTACATCTGAAAGAGTGATCATTGGTACAACAAGGCTTACCAGGGGGTACGCAAAAGCACATAACGAAGGTTTCACAGGAACTGTAACAGTTGGAGCATATCGGCGCAGGAGGTTTAGGAATGTAAAGGAAAGTTACACTGACAAAAAAGGGAAGCAGCGAAAAAGGACCAGCAAACAGATTGATGATTCAAAAGGCCCCATCCAGGTAGGCACGCACAGAAGGAAAATGGACATAGCTAAAAGACAGTTTGCAGGTGTGTCGCCAATGGTCGAAAAGGTCGTTGTTCAGGAAGTCCAGGATCAGATGATTAGCACTTTAAAAAAGAATTCATCAAAAATTTAATATGGATAACATTATAAAGGCAGTTTACGAACTGTTTGAACAAAAAAACTCGGAGTTAACGAATGCTGGTTTACAGCCAGTGAGAACCATTGACAGGTATCGTGGACAAACACTAAATCCTGAGCAGTTTGAGTTGTATGGGATCCCGGCAATTTTTATTCAGTGGGGGGTGAAATGGAACATGGTGGGCAAAACTTATACCGGGGAAGTTTCCCTCGCCTTTCATGTAGTGACAGACGAACCCTGGGAAACAGCAAATATTTATGTGGGATCAGATGACGCATTGAAGAAAGCATTCTTTCATACTGCAGTGCAAAGGATTCTGGATGATTTGCAAGGACCAGGATTCAATAAGATACAACGATCGGAAGATGCCGCTGTTGATACTGGTGTTATTTGTTATACCATTCTGGGTTATACAACTACAATTTATGATAATGTCGGAATTGAGGGTACTCTCCTGGATGACATTGCAATTAACCTGCAAAAAGGAAATCTAAAGAAAAAACTGGATTAATAAATTTTTAGCGTCCAGTTGTTGTTAAGTCTGTTCTTTGAAATATTGATAGCCCTGTTTACTAGTTCGGGGGTCCAGTAGTCAGATCCTTCAGATTTTATTTTCTGGAAATCGGCAACTCTTCCATACCATTTTTTATAGATCAATTCGATTAGGGTTTCATACGAACCGACTATTGAGGTGATTTTCTCGAGCTTCCCTTTTGTATAAGTAACAAAATATACAGTATCATTGGTCGGAGTCTTGTATAAATAAGTGTCATATCCAGTATTTAAGTATTCATTGTTACCTAGATACTTAAAATTGTAAATTTTAGAAATCGAATCAATACATTTTTTTTCATTTATGCAATCACTCTTTATCCGACTCTGTGAAAACAGGTTAGCTGCGGCTAATAAAAATGCTGCAAAGATTAAAATCGTCTTCATAGGTTCATTTTTTTTTCTAGTACAGAAAGTCTTTTTTCAAATCTCTTTATCTCTTTTCTTAATTCACTGGCTGGCTCTCCTGGTGCTGTGAAACTTATAGAGCAAGTAAATTTATATAGCTGTTGGTACTGTCCTCTCTGAAGTTCAAACGCCGTATACTGTTCATTATCCGATACACACTCAATGCCGCCTGTCTTTTTATTAGGATAAATTCGTTTACAGATTACCCCGTTCGTCTCCGTTACAACCAAGCAGATATCACCTCCACGAATATTTTCAAACTCTTCTTCATATCGAGCCACAACCCATTGATCATGTTGTATTGTTGGAGACATCGAATCACCTGTGATCTGAACACAAATAAAAGTGCCGCTCTGATTACTCACCTGCGGCAAAGCCATTGTTGGAAGTTTCTTATAGAAATCAGCGTCGTTAATGTGTGCTGGAAAACCTGCAGCTGCTTTACTGTCCATCATTAGGATCTGTTCCTGTCCCTTTTTATCTGTTACCACAATAGCAGGTAGGGTTGTTTTTCCCGAATCAGACAAAGATTGATGGGGTTTTAATATCATATCTCCTTTTCCAGTTAACAACCAGGTAGGGTTTAAATCCTGTAGATGTGAGATTATTTTCTGTAGTATATCAGACCCAATAGAAGCCTTGCTTTTGATCTGTTTCCCGATATATCCGTTGCTTAAATTAAGCGCAACGTCAATACTGTTAAGGCTTATGCCCTTTTTCTTAATATAAACTTCTAGACGTTCTATGACTTTCATAAATAGGGATATAGAAAATTTCCTGTGAAAAATTTGGATTGTACAGAAAATATCCTGTACTTTGTTTCCGCAAGTCAGAAATAAAGGTAATGATAAAAGGCACAGGAAATATCCCTAAAAAATTGAATGATGCTGCAACGGTTGTCGCTTCAGTAGTAAATGTATCAGATCGTTACGTACGACAGGTCATTGCAAAAGGGTATACTCCAAAAGGAAAAAATGCGATGGTAAAGGCAGAAAAGATAAAAAAGCTGTACAGAAAATATTCTGATGGCAAAAGCAAACTCATTACCGATTTACAAAAACTAGCTAAAACCGCCTAACCCTCATGCAAATAAAACCTAACGACATTTTGGTTCGCCGGCAAGAAAACGAGGTCCCTGCTGTATGGCTTAGTGAACAATTCCTTTTGATGAATCTTGAAGGTTTGTCGAAAGCATACCTCGATAGAAAAGCAAGGCCGGTTTATAAAAGCACTGTTCAACCTTGTCATAAGAATAAAAGTTTCCTCCCTGATACCAGGAAGTCCTGGAGGTGGGGAAAAGCATTCGGTCAATTTTATTATGCGTATGACAACATTCCTGAAAAACAGCCAACGAACTACCTGGGTCAGTTGCCTAGCCGTTTGAAGCTGATCGAAATGTCTAAGCAGTTGCAGGCAACAGAAGTAACTCCTCTTGAAACTTTCTTTAATCAATACATCGAGCAACATTATCACACCTTACTCCCATACTATGCCGATTGCACAAAAACACAACAGGTTAATCTCGCAAAAGCTGCCACGCTTTGTATGGCAGCGGTACTTTACAAAGAGCAATTCGGTATTGATACGTCAAAGAGCGGATTCTTCAAAGATATTTCGAGTTTCATCTCGGCAAACGATTTCAAGTACCTCCCTAAGAATTACAGAAACCTCAAGTCTCTTATTAATGGAGGAAGATTCACAACAAGTCAGCAAGCTGCTGGAGAAATTAAACTCCCCCGGGCCGGTAATAGTAATGCCGCTGCTCACTGTAATGATGATGAAATACAATCTTGGCTTTTGGAACTTAGGAAGGAAGGAAGGAACTACACGGATTCACACATCATCCGAAAAGTTGAATGGATGTGTAAGGTCACAGAAAAACGAATTCCCTCATATCGATGGATGCAAGATTTCCTTAGCCAGCATAATACTCGTTGGCTCACTGGCCCTGAACGATTCGGTGAAAAGGGAAGGCATGGCCAGCAATACCGAGGATACATCCCATTCCAAAATGCACTTCATGCCGGAGACTGCTGGCAGGTAGATGGAACAAGGGTCAATTTTATAGACTTCCAATTGAATGGTAAAAATGTATTCCTGTACATCGTAGCAGTGAGAGATGTTCATTCTGGTGATATCCTGGGTTACTCTTTCGATATATCAGAAAACCGGTGGGTGGTACACAATGCTCTCAAGATGGCTGTAGAGCAAACCGGTTATCTCCCATATCAATTGTCAATGGACCGTTTCCCTGGTCACAATACCGAGGAGATGACTGCTTTGTTTGACGACTTGAAGAACAGAGGCGTAAAAGTGACTTTCATGCACAAGGCAACAGGCAAAGCGTCCCTGGAGAGATGGTTCAGCACCAACCAGCAGGTGTTTATGCAAGCCAGCAATTACTACTATGGCGAAGGCATACAAAGCCGAAATAAGTTTGCACATCGCAGCAAAGAGCAGTTAAAGAAGATGAGGCAGGAAGCGAAAAAGGACGGTTGGAATTTTGACACTGCAGTAAATGAAGCCTGTAAAACAATAGAAGCATATAGAAGCACTAAATTAAGCCATTACAGCCGCAAATTCAGCTATGTTGAGCAATCCCCTGCAGAACTTCATATTGCCAGCGAAAAGCCCAATATTATCGCCCTGGAGACCCACCAGATAGTTTACCTCTTTGGCCTGCGTACTCAGCGCAAATTTACCGGAGAAGGTCTCCTCAACATAGACATCCAATCTTATCCTTTCAGTTTTCGCTGCCAGGATCCTGAAGTTGTTAGCAAATATGACCGTGTAACCATCTGTTACGATCTGGAGGATCTTACCCAGGTTCACCTATATGAGATTACGGACAGACCTCTAAAAAAATATCTCGGCACTGCACAGGAAGTAAGTGTTCAAATATATGGCCCGAATCCTCAGTGGGGCAAGTTCAATGAGCAACAAGCGATAATCAGAAGCCTGAATGACGAAAGACAAAGACAGCTATCAATGAAGATGGCAGTTGGTAGCGAAGTAACGGTGTTGCTGCAGGGCGAAATATCAAAGGGAGAATACGAGACGGCTGAGACAGCTATCCTGGTAAATCAATTCAACGAAAACTCCGGACCTGATAGTTATGATATCAGGGACCAATACTAACCATAAATCAAAACGAAAATGTCACAACTAACTAACGCAGACAAAAAGGCAATTCAATCCTTAATTGAATTAAAGAAAACGGCACTTGGCAGCTACTCTGCAGTATCTCATTTTTTGGGCATATCAAGTGCGACTGTTTCACAAATTGTTGATAATACCTATAAGACAAAAGGGGATGAAATGTGGTTGAAGATTGGGCAAAAACTCGGATGGAAGCCCGCTGTTGAAAATGGTGAATGGAAGATTGCTGAAACAAGTGATTACAAAAGCATTTTTAAAGTGATCGCTGATGCAAAAAATAACAGCCTTTTTCTTCCGATCAGTGATTTGGCAGGCATCGGCAAAAGCGCTCCTCTGAAAGATATCGCAGACAAATTGCAGCAACAAAATGTTTTCTATATCCGCTGTTGGGATTGGGGGAAACGAGAATTCCTGGACAACCTATGCCGGTGCCTGGGTATTGATGCCGGTCGTGGCTTTAAAACACCTAATCAACTTATTCAGTTGGTAATCGACTTCTTTAAATCCCGCAGCCCGTATAAACCTCTCCTGATCGTTGATGAAGGCGATAAATTGAAAGGCTCGGCACTAAGGTTTTTTATCTCATTGTACAATGAATGTGAAGATATGCTCGGAGTGATCATTGCCGGTACGGAGAACCTGGAGAAAGAAATCAAAAGGGGCGTTAAATACCAGGTCAAAGGATATGACGAAATCGACAGCAGATTTGGTCGTAGGTACATCCGCCTGATCGGATGCACATTGAAGGATGCGACCGCTATTTGCCAGCTTAACGGTTTAAGTGACGCCCAGGTGATCTCAGAACTATTTGAACAATGCTCGCCAATACGTAAAGCGATACAAACCGGGGGGAGGGAATCTGTTATCCGGGTGATCACTGATCAGCGAAGACTGAAACGCCTGGTGAAGCGTGAACTCATAAAGAATTCAAGTCTTTAGTTAGTTGAGTTTTGATTGACAGTCGGGAAAGACCGGCAGGCTTTTGTTGGAAAAAATCCTCTCCTGTTTCTACAGGCGGGGAAACGGAGAGGTGGCGAACTGTGGGACACGCAGCTCTGCTATGGGTGAGTGGCCGAAAGGTATTGCAGGTTCGAATCCTGCCCTCTCCACTGTTTTGGGTTAGTTGAATAATGACAACCAGGAAAGACTGGTGGTAGATCGGGTGGCAGGCGAGGTAGCTGCACCGGGGAAACCTGGACCATTTTGGTAGCCTGGAGGTTCGAATCCTCCTCCGATCTCAAATTGAAACGGGCAGACAATCGCTGCAGGTGGTGGCACCTGATGACAGCCTGGAAAGACAGGCTTTCTAAAGTCAACACAAAAACGAAATACGATGCAAGATCTACTCCAAGAATCTGTAAGTATCTCCCGGACGATGACCAGTATTGATGAACTCAAGATGGCGCACCGGTGGACCCTGAGAAAAACGGACCTGTTTGAAAATGAATGGGTGGAAATGCTCTTTGAGCATGGGCAAAGATTCGCTGTCCATTTCTCCAGGCTATTCCCTTACATCCAGAACACAATCGAAAATGTACTCCTGAAGTCTCCAGCTGAGGAGGGAAACGCTCATAACTGGTTTTGGACCTGGTGGAAACTAAAATGGATGCAGGACGACTGGAACTACATAACCGATAAGGTCTACAACCAGGCCATCTCATACACGCAATACAAAACATACATGCTTCACTGTGAAATACTGGAGCAGGATCTATTCAATCTCATTCACGACAAAAAAGTAATACTATGACTGCAACAACAGAACAGAAAATCACACCAATTGACATCAGCGCACTGACACCAGATCAGAAAAAGAAGCTGATGCAGGAATTGGAAGAGCAACAGATCATTGAAAAGGCGTTGACAAGAAAAAAAAGGGCCACGTACAAATCAACAGTTGATGAGACTGTAAGGGAATTATTCCCGATGCTGCGAAAGGCAAGTGAATTATTGGCGCAATGTAAAACCAAAGTTTACCGGAACATGGAAACATTGGTAGCGGCGAAAGCGGAATTGTACGAAAAGGAAACCGATCAGTACAGCCATTCATTTACAACCAGCGATGGCGATATCACCATAATTATCGGACACAATATGATCGATGGTTGGGATGACACCGCAGAAACAGGAATCGCAAAGATCTATGATTACCTGAATGGCCTGGGCAAAGACAGGGAATCAAAAGCACTTTCTCAGGGCATTTTAAAACTGCTTTCAAAGGACAGTAAAGGGACTTTAAAAGCCAGCAGGGTACTCCAACTGAAACAAATGGCGGATGAGACAGGAGTAAAGACATTTATTGATGCAATTCAGATCATTCAGGATGCTTACCGCCCTGTAAGAAGTAAAGAGTTTGTTCGCTGCGAATTCAAGGGCGAGGATGGCTCAAAATTGATTCTACCTCTGAGCATTACTGATGCACAGAAGGAAGCATAAGAGCGTTTTGTTTTAACGATGGGTTAGAAGCCTGGGGATCTCTATCCCTGGGCAATTATTAAAAATCAAAAATCTACTCCAATGAATTTTTACATTATAGGGAATGTTGACATGCAGGAGGTGCAGGCAACATCCAAAATATTTACTGATGCTGCACTGCAAATTATGCAAGCAGGGCATGAAGCATCGAGCATTATTAGTGCGCAGAATCTAAACTGGATGGCAGACAGAGAACTGGAGGTAAAAGAGCGTGTAAGGATGCTTTGCAACGCCCAGGCTGTATTTGTTATTCCTGGTTGGGCAAAGGATCCTCTCGCAAAAATTGAAATGGCTCTGGCAACTCAACTTAACAAAAAAATCCACAGAGCGAATGACGTATGGATAGATGGATACGTTACACTTTGGTTAAGTAAAACTGTAGGACATGGAAAAATTAATTTTTGATAAACAGCGGTTCAGGGAAAGGCTTTTCAATGCACTCAGGCATAAGGAGTTTTTTGATACATCGATCGCAACGAAGTTTGATGATAAAGCAGGCCAGGAAATTTCAACCCGATCCTGGACAATCCATTGCTTCAATTTGTGGGAAGCACGGTTTGAAGGGATTTTATTTCCGGGCGCAGATCCTGGAAGCGTCTTTCCCGACTTCTGTAAGCTGATCAATCTTGCAGTGAATCAATATGCAGAAAGAATTACTATCACTGAGAATGACCCGGATCTCTCAATCGTTTCAAAGTTTGCTCTTAAAACGAGTGCTGCGCTGGAGATCATCGCAGATGTTTCGGACGAGATCGAAGAACTCATTTCAATGGACCGGTCATTTGAAATAAAAAGCCATGAGTAAAAAATCATCCTTGATACTGGAGCAATACCAGATCGACTACCTGAAAGAGTACCACGATAAGCTAACAGCTTCGGACTTCTCTTTCATCTTTGACTGTACAATTACATTGGTGAAATTCTATTGCGGAAAATTAAAGATCAAGACGGCTGAAAGTAAAGTACAGGTGACAGCGCCATTGCCGCCATTGGATGACCAGTGGAAGAAGGATCACCCTGATCCACCGGTGAGATCATCCAATCGGGTAAAGAAACCAAAATCTTCCAGGTATTATGTTCCTGTCTCGACAATCAAGAGACCGCCATCTGAATACAGCAATAAAAGCCATACAGGAGAATGGTAGAAACAGTTAAACATATCAGCAATGCACAGCGAAAGGTGTTAAAGGTCCTGAAAGCTGGAGGAGTGATCTACGTAATGCCCAGGACTGGATACAAGTACCGTCTGCTGGATAATCTACGTAACCCTTTGCGATATGTTCATGGCCGAACCTTCAAAGCATTACACAACAAACAATTGATAACAAAAAATAGCGATGGCAGTAAAACTGCCATCGCTTCGGACAAACCCAAAAAAAATCGACTTATGGTTTACAACAAGCAAACGGTCTCCTTCGACCAATGGAAGGAAAAATTGAATGACCAGTGGATTGCCCAGGGCAATGACAAGAACCAGGACTGGAATGATCATCTGCTGGAGAGTTTCTATCACCAGGGTATGGATATCGATGAAGCAATAATGGAATATCCAAATGAGTAAGTACGCAAAAATGAGTAAGTACGCAAAAATATTCGGGATCATCAGCCAGATCAACCAGGCCGGTGGTAAAGTCACCTACCAGGAATTGGTAAAGGACTTCACCAGTGGCCGTACCACCAGCCTGAGCAGTCTGTCCTTTAGTGAATTCCAGGAATTTGAACGTCAACTGGCTGCAATGTCCAGAACAAAGTACCAGGGCAACACTAACAAGTATGCCAGTGATCCGCTCGATGCAACCAGGAAGGCCATAATTAGCCAATTCCGAAGCATTAGCCGGTCGGCTAATGATGCTATCGCCTGGGCAGAGAAATACGGCGTAAATGGGCAGAAAAAGGGGTTCAATGAGTACACAGGTCAGGAATTGTTCATTCTGCTGCAGAACGCTAAGAAAGTAAAGGAAGGATTTATGAAATCGGCGGTAAAAAAACTGTAAGATGGCATATTCAAAAGAAAACAAATTCAAACGGATTTTATCTGTGCAGCAGTGCTTCAAAAAACACTATTCACCCGGCATGACGATAGAGTACATATACAATAAGTACATCTATCCAGAGTTCAAAATCAGCCGGTCAACATTCTTTACCTATTTGAATACTCCAGCAGAATCAGAACTTAAAAAAATACAGGATGCAAAAGCAGAAGGTAAGCCTCAAGCTAAACAACTATCACTGGACATTATTGACGAGGTCCCTGCAACAGGTCAGTGAGTTGGCACCAATCCAGGGATATGAAGTTGAAAGTTGCCTGATCGCTGAATTATACTGGAAACGCCTGGCAAAATTCACTTTCTGGAACGCAAAAGCGAACGGGACTGTAAACATCAATTTTTCAATAGCAGAAGCATTTGCGATTAATAATATCTTGGGCGACTACGATAACGCATACCAAACTTTTATACAGATGTTGGTAGAACCACAACTGCCAGAACCAAAGGAAGAACAATGATAAAGAGGTTATTCTTATTAACAACGGCCCGAAGTCCTGATGGTGTAATCTTCGGGTACACTAAAGAGTCCGAACTCTTCTGTCACCTTGAATTTAAGCAGCAACCGAATGAGGAGATCATTACCTGGATAATGGGCCGTGTACCAACAACACTCGAAGGATTCAAGGAATGGGCAAAAAACTATCCAGGCGGATGCAGTGTTGTTGAAATGGACTTTAAGATAACCTTTCAAATGTTTTGGGATAAGTACAACGACAAAGAACGAAGTAGCAAAAAGCGATCGGAACGGCTTTGGGATAAACTCTCCGAAGACAACCAGGTAAGGGCATACTATTTCTATGACACCTACAATAAAAAAAGGGGCAACGCAGAAAAGAAATACTGCGAAACTTACCTCAGCGCTGAACAATGGAATAATTAAAAAAAACACTATGATAAGAATTACAACTGTACAATTCAAAGAAGCGGCCACTAAAATAGGCTGCTCTGTGCCGGTGATCAAAGCCGTTTACAAAGTAGAGACTGCGGGAAGTGGCTTCCTGGAAGATGGTCGCCTTAAAATTCTGTTTGAAGGGCATGTATTTTACAATCAGCTTTCAAAGAAAGGTTTTGACGCTGATAAACTGGCTTTAAAGTATCCTAAAATCATCTATAAAAAGTGGACAAAGAAACATTACATCGGCGGTGCAGCTGAATGGAATAGAATGTCTTCTGCAATCGCTGTCTGTAAGGAAATTGGCGCACCCGAAATGCTGGCTTTGAATTCAGCAAGCTATGGAGCGTTTCAGATCATGGGGTATAACTGCACTTTATGCGGTTTTGCAACTGCACAGGAGATGATCACTGCCTGGAATATGGGCGGCGAACCTTCACAGCTGGACGGATTTGTTCAATACTTAAAGAAAAGCCATCTGGATGATGAGTTGAGGAATGTAACCATTGCAAATTCCACAAAGGAGAGGAAAGCGTTTTGGGGAAAGTTTGCGCATGGATACAATGGTCCGGGTTATAAAGGATCTCTTCTTTACGATTGGGATGACTATGACGTAAAGCTGGAGAAAGAATTCCAGATTGAAACCGCATTAGCTGCATAAAAATATAGCCATGAGAGGAAAATCAATTTTGCCCTGGACAAAGGTTTCTGACTGGACACCCGATGTCAATGATCAAGTATTAGTTGCTTATATGTTAGGGGATGAGCAAATAATCACTGTGGCTACCCTGGTGGAGTATAAAGATCCTGCATCTGAATCGACATTGAAGCGATGGAGTGATGGGCATTGTCAAACAATTGATCCATTATACTGGTGTCCTATTCCTTTTTGGCCAGATGTTGGGCAGGACCATCGCTTTATAAAGCGTATTGGTACACCTACTACAGTTGGGGAGCTGAGAAGTATGATTTCAGAATTCCCTGATACTATGCCATTAGGGTTTCGCAACGCTCCTCTTCACACTCTTTTTTATATGCCTATACAACCGGAGCTGGGTCTCTTCTTTGATGAAGCAACAGAAGAAGAAAAATTTATGGATCACTTTAAAAGATGGGTGCAAGAAACCTTTCCTATGTATCAACATTTTTTTAATAAACACAAAAAATCTGAGCAATGAAACTCACAAAATTTGACAACAAAACCTTTCCTCGTACAAGTCTTGGACGGGGGGGGGGGTAGACCACGGATTGGCTTTTCAAAATCCGGACAAATTGTATTCAACAAATCATCTATTGATCGCTTTGAGTTAAAGCGTGAGATGACTGTAACAATTGTCCAGGATGAGGAGGGAAATTTCTATCTAACAATTGGGGATCCTGATGGGTTTCCATTGATTTCAAAAAGTTCTGATAACACCTCTTTTTCCTTCGCTCATAAAGCCCTCTGCAAAGAGTTAGCGAAATCATTTGAACTGGAGGAAGGCAGCACCTTCGGGTTATTTATCGCTGAAAAAGAAACTGTCTTTCCTGGCTCCAAGACGAAATACTGGGGACTGCTGTTCGAACAATAA